TTTAACAATCAACCGAGATATGAGCCAATACACAATCTTGAAATCTCCTGAGCCTATTGGATGGTGGCAGATTACACCTACCGTAGAAGGCGGTTGGTCTACAAGGTTTGCGGTGTATGCGCCACTAAATCCAACGCATATTAAAAACACAGAAGAATTGCTTGGTTGGAAATGGATTGATGGAAAGGCACAAGAGAAATGAACATACCTTATAACAACGGCAAAGTAGAGATTGGTAAGTATTACCAAAAGGATTGCAGACCAGAGATGGATTCAGATGCCATTCTTTTGCAGACGGCTTTTCTTGATCCTGAGGGCTATCGCAAGCGCCATTTATCTGAGGTGCTGTATGTATGTTTAGTTATTGTTACGCTTTTTGGGTATTTCTTGTTCTCATGATTGTTAGATTATCAGAACTAGATACCTACGAAATAGCGTGGGCAGCGCATGAACGCCATAAATACAAGCAAGATTGGCAAGTAAAAACGCAACGGGTAGATCAAAAGCGAGATGACTTTGCCATTACCAGAGAAGGTATGGCAGGAGAATGGGCAGTCGGCAAGATCATAGACACACCAGTAAACCTGGAATTACATCAAGGTGCAGATCAAGGCTATGACTTTGAGTATCGAGGTGTCAAGATTGATGTTAAGACTAGCAGAGCAAGATATTTGCTGTTTAGATCTTTAGCGCATTTCAAAGCAGATCTTGCAGTATTTGCCAGGTATCTTAATGATTACCAAGTAGAGCTGGTGGGAGCAATCACCAGAGCAGAGTTTGTTGCAGTGCATCAATTAAAGAATTTTGGGTATGGGGATAACTGTGTTGTTGATCCTCTTTTATTACACGATGTTAGGGAATATTTATGACTAAGAAACTATTTGTAGCAACACCTATGTATGGCGGGCAGTGCGCTGGCTATTACACGCAATCCATTATGGAACTTAATATGCTGCTACAGAGATCTGGAATTGAAGCTCAGTACAGCTTTATGTTCAATGAGAGTTTAATTACCAGGGCAAGAAATGCGCTTACTCATGGATTTTTAAAGAGTGGTTGCACACATTTGATGTTTATTGATAGCGATATTAAGTTTAGACCTAGCGATATTATGGCTATGCTTGAATCAGACGAGGACATCATCTGCGGTATTTATCCAAAAAAAGAAATTAACTGGGATAGCGTTAAGAAAGCAATGGATTCTGGAATACCTCAGGATCAATTAAAGAGCTATACAGGCAGTTTTGTGGTGAATTTGGTAGATTACCAAGGAGAAGTCACTGTACCCGTTGGCAAGCCCGTAGAGATCTTTAATGGCGGTACTGGTTTTATGATGATTAAGAAAGAGGTCTTTGAAAAATTAGCAGACAAAGTGCCTTCTTACTTTAACGATGTCAATGATTTGAATGGTCAGATGACAATCCGTGAGGAGATCAAAGAATACTTTGCTACCTCAATTGAACCCGAAACTGGTCGGTTACTTTCTGAGGATTACCACTTCTGCTACATTTGGCGCAAGAGTAATGGTAAGGTCCACGCTGCTCCCTGGTGTCAGCTTGCTCATATTGGAACTTATGCTTTTGAAGGACAGCTCATCCCTGCGCCATGATGCGCCTGGTTCGCCTAATACCCAGTGATTCATAGTTTGATCCTAAGCCAGATGCGCTCATGTATCCAATAGAGCGCTATTTTGGTAAACAGTTCTACAAACGCTATGCTAAATGCAAGGGTTGCAGTGCCAGTAATAATCCAAGAAAGAAAAAAGGTGTCAAGGCTACCAGTAACACGCCAAGACACCGCTTTTAAAAGAGATTTGTAATGACTATCTTCTGCCACGCTTTTTTGCCGTTCTCTTTGCTTTTCGAAATGCGGAATCAGTGGGAGCGCCTTTTGAACCTGGCGTTCTCATTCTCTCTTTTGATCCTTTACGGATACGCTCACGCTTTTTATGGATATTGGCGTATAGTCCTGGTTTCATCTGCACCCCCATCTTCTTCTGGCAGCTTTGCCACGCTCACCCTTCCAATGCTTGGATCTAGCGCAAAATGACTTATGTCTTGATCCTGATTTTTGTGGTGCTTTTAGCTTGCTTCCTGTTGCTCGGTTGTATTTCCTTCTTCCTTTGGCTGTTAATCCTCCGCCTTGGGATACGGATAACTTTTCGCCACGCCCAACGGAAAGGTTAGTGCTTTTAGTCACGATTAGCCTTTCTTTTAACTCTCATGTTGTTGCGTTTAACAGCTTTTTTCTGAGTTAAATTACCGCTAACCCCCATGCGTTTTTCAGCAGCGCTGTTAGAACGAGGTGGATTAACGATCTTAGCCATTAGCAAAGCCTTTCATGAACTCTAACTCCTCCGCTTGTCTGCGTTTGAGTAAGCCAGCCATGTGATGACCAGCAGCCATATCCCACTTTAAAAATTCTTCAGCAGCGCCTTCAAAATCTCCAGCGTTAACCTTTTTTAGGAGTGTGGAGTGGTTAAGATTACCGCAACCACAATTGAAAGCAAAATCAACAAGTGCGTCAAATTCATCTTGGGTTAGCTCCACAGTGACTTTAGCGTTGACATCGGCTTCTGCCTTTTTAACATCTTGGCGTAAGTATTCTTCAGCTTGTTCTTGGGTTATGACCAATCCGTCAACCACTTCAGGACCAGTATGACCATAGCCAATAGTCCAAGGATCACCCCCACTACCAGGATCGGGGTAGGCACTAAGTCTGCAACCTTCAAAATGTTCTGTGAGATGTAAACCATCTTTTGAATATTCCATTATTTCACCATGAGAGAATTGTATTTGTTAATAACATCGTTACGCTCTATTTCTGAGATTTGGCACTGTCTTGCAAACCCGATAAGAACTTCGACATCTGGTTCAAGTAATCTGAATCCTTGACTTGGTACTGTAGGGGTGGCGGATTGACCTGTTGAAAGGTCTGAGTTGTTCCGCATCCCCCTAGACTGAGCAATAAGAGCGTTATAGCGAGTTTCCAGTTCATCTTTATCCTTTTGTGTTTGGATTGATACGGCAGCTTGATCTTGCACTACCTTAGTCTGCTCTGCAATAGCGTGTTCTACGGCTTCTACTTTGGCTTTTTCCTCGTAATAACCGTCAACACGATGCGTAATAAAAGCCGTGCCTAGCGCAATAGCAATGTAGAGATAAGTACTAATTGGTAGGGGGAACATTGGTTTTAGGAACTTGAGTAGCAGCTTTAGCACCGATCACAGCACCGCCACCAGTTAAGGTAGCAGCTAAACCAATGCCTAACTGGTTTAAGTCTAGTGTTGGATTGTTCATGACATGAATGATGGCGCAGATAGCAAAAGTAGAAATTGCAATAAATGCTAAAAACCGTGCCATGCAGAACATCTCTCCGCAATCTTCAGTAAATATGTCTTTTAAAAACTTCACCATTTATAACCCCATGTTAAATACCATGCAATAACCGCAGCTAAAGCAAAACAATAAAACATTACTCTGCGTACTTCTTTGAGATCATGTTGATATTCTTCATTGTCTTTTCTCTGAAGGTTCTCAATATCTAACTTGATCTTCAATACCGCATCCCACTCTTTAGCACCATACTTCTTTACAAAGTCAATCTTCAACCTTGCTTCTTCATCGGAGATCTGTTTCTTTCGTTTCCACTCCTCAAGCGCTTTAATCAGCGCTCTTTCCTTCTTTAACTCTGCTTCTCGTCTTGCCCTAATACGATCTTGGGCTTGCTTCTGCGCTACAGAAATGGCTTCTTTTTGGGCATCTTCAATGCTTGCTCCAATAATCTTGCCAGCTTCTTTACCGCTTTTATATCCTTCGCTTATCCCCTTTGCACCTGCCAAAAACCCAAATTCATCTGGCACTTTATCCTCATAAGCTAGGTTCTATCCCCTAGAGGAATTTTATTGCGCTTCTGATTCTTGCTCAACTGGTGTAACGCCAACTGCTACAGGTTCAGGAGTAGCAACTGGAGCATCAGCAGATTCGTGATGAGTAACGAAACGCTGTAACAATTGATGTAATTCTCCGCCCATTTCTAGGCACTCTTTTCTAACGAATGAATCTAAAGACTGAAGTAAGCTCATTTTTAATATCCTACAGAAGTGTTGTTGTTTGCGATTAAGTAACCTTCCAGTGAAATTGCAACTGTTGAGTTACCTGTGCTTGTATTGGCTTGCCATTGAATGTCCGTGCCAGCCTGATAAACGCTTGGAGCTACCCTTTGAATGGTGAAATTACCAACAAAAGGTCTGCGGGTAAGAACTTGTTGCACGCCATTTTGAAATACTGTGGCTACCTGATAACTGTTGTAAGTGCTTTGAGAAATAGCTGGAGAACTAGAAAACACTTGTGAACGAGTTAAATAAAAGGTGCTGTTAGCTGGAACGGTGTACCAAGAGTTTTGTGACTTGCCAACGCCAGTAACAATCTTTGCATAGGTATTTGAGGTATTACCGTCTGCGCTAGTTAATGTCACATTGGCTGCTGGATTTCCAGATGTCACAACAATGTTATTTACACGGAAATAGTTATTTGCTGTGGCAACACCAGTACTGCCGTTTAGCGTAACAATCTCGCTAATTGGGTTGTAATTGGCATCCAGACCGTTGATGGTTACTTTGGCAGTATCGCTACCAGTACCCGTCATCAACATAGGAATAGCAGATCCAGGGTAGGTATAAACAGTATTATTTTCCCAAATAGGGATATAAGTGCTGCCTACAGTAGTTTGATAACCGTAAATATTGACTACTTGATGGTAAGGAATCTGACCTCTTGCTGCTTGCAGGTCGAATGGTTCGTGCCTACCATGCTGTGTCATCGAGAAGGTAGATTGTGTAGCCATTAGTAGATACTCTTTTTGCCAGCGTTGCCAGGTTTAGTAGTCTTAGAATCTTTGGTGTTATTGTTTCCATCAAAGTTAAAAACACCCATAAATCCTGATGGCATTTTGCCAGTTAGGGTTGTGTTGATTCCACCCATAGATCCATCACGGGGTAGTTGTGGGCGAACAGATTTAGCGATTTGCTGGTTATATTCTGTTGGGCGCTTATGTGGTTGACTTCCACTACTCCCTGGAGTTTTTGGTTTCAAGCTCATTTTTAATCCTTTCTTTGGTATTGACTACAAGATAACTGAATACTACGAATATGGCTAGTGTCACCACTCTCTCCCACATCGGATTCCACATTGTCCAACCGCACATCACGCTTGATGCTAGTAAAGCCAATATCGTAATCAATCGGTCTGTAATGACCGCCAATGCTAGGCGTACCAAGGCTACTGCTTCCATGTTTTATCCCCTTAAAAGTTAAACCAAGCATTAGTTTAACCTTCCTCATCATCTACTGCAATAAAGCCACTACCCCATTCATCATCACTGATCTTCTGCTTCAGTTTTTCGATGTTCACCATAC